TTAAATGTTTTCAGAGAAAAACTAAATGAAGTTGCTATATTCAATTCTAATTTAGCTTACGCTACAAGATTGTTCACAGAACATTCAACAACTAAAAAAGAAAAAATAAATATCCTTAGAAGATTTGACGGAGTTGAAACTTTAAAAGAATCAAAAAGTCTTTATAAGTCAATCAAAGACGAATTATCTACAGGGGATACACAACCAATTACTGAATCAGTTGGAACTAAGTTAAACAAACAAGTTTCTACAGGTTCATCAGTTAACCTAATTGAGTCTAAAACATATGAAAATCCTCAGTTCTTAAGAATGAAAGATTTAATGACTAAAATAGGTTAATAAAAAAAATAAAATAAAACAAAAACAAACATTCAAAAAATGGGAGCATTATTAGAATCAGGTCTTGTTGGTAACATCGGTCTTAAGCACCTTAAAGTTATCAAAGAAGATACAATCAACAAATGGGACAAATTAGGCTTTTTAGAAGGTCTTAAAGGTCACATGAGAGAAAACGTAGCTCAACTTTATGAAAACCAAGCATCATTTTTAATTAATGAAGCATCATCTACATCTGATACAGGTGCATTTGAAACAGTAGTTTTCCCTATCGTTAGAAGAGTATTCTCTAAATTATTAGCAAACGATATCGTTTCAGTACAAGCAATGAACTTACCAATTGGTAAATTATTCTACTTTGTACCTAACATTCAAAATTATGAAGTAGGTGGTGGTCAAAGCGACAACACTGGTATTCATTACGCACCTTATGGTTCACCAAACGCAACTGCAGGTCAAACACCAAACAGTGGTTATAACTATAATGATGGAAGAGACCTTTACGATAGATTCTACGAAGGTAACGAACCAGCATTAGACCCTCCAGGTTTATTTGATTATTCTAAAGGTCAGTTCTCAGCTATCACAGGTAGTGCAGTAACTGCTCAGTGGAATAACTCAACATTAAACTTAGAACCAGCTGGTTACGCAACAGATAACTATAGAAAAGTATTACTTATCATGTCAGGTTTCGCATCTGATGGAGCAGGTAAATTAATCGGTCCAGACGGTCAACCAATGGATAACGAAGCTTTCTTATCTGATTTAACAATCTACGGTTCAACAGGTTCAACAAACCCTACTACAGTAGGTGGTGGTCCTTACTTATTCAGAGTTGTAACTCAAAGATATGGTAAAGGTATCGTACAATACGGTAACAACAACGCTAACTTAGCTTTCCCTCAGTCATTAACTGATGGTGGTCAATATGACAACATCTGTGATGCTGCTGGTCAAATCTATTTAGAAGTTGACTTACAGGTTCCTGTATGTATCACTTGTGGCGGTTCTATGGACGGTTACACAGGTTCAACATTCTCTTCAACAACTGTTACAAACAGTGCGTTCATTCCTACTTATAGAATCTATAAGAACTTGGAATTCGAAGATAGAATTGGTGAGGTTTCATTTGACTTAATGTCAGTAACAGTTTCTGTAACTGAAAGAAAATTAAGAGCACAATGGTCTCCTGAAATGGCTCAAGACGTTGCGGCATTCCACAACATCGACGCTGAAGCTGAATTAACAGCATTATTATCTGAGCAAGTTGCTGCAGAAATCGATAGAGAAATCTTAAGAGATTTGAGAAAAGGCGCGGCTTGGAACTTACGTTGGGATTACAACGGATGGAAGAGACTTGGTGGTTCGGCACAACCTTACACACAAAAAGACTGGAACCAAACGTTAATCACAGCAATCAACCAAATTTCTGCACAAATCCATAAGTCTACTTTAAGAGGTGGTGCTAACTGGATAGTTGTTTCTTCTGAAATCAGTGCTATCTTTGATGACTTGGAGTATTTCCACGTTTCAAATGCAGCTCCTGAACAAGACCAATACAACATGGGTATTGAAAGAGTTGGTACATTAGCTGGTAGATACCAAGTTTACAGAGACCCTTACTTCCCACCAAACCAAGTGTTAATGGGTCACAAAGGTACATCTTTGTTAGATACAGGTTACATCTACGCACCTTACGTTCCATTACAATTAACTCCTACAATGTACAATCCGTTTAACTTCACACCAATCAAAGGTATCATGACTAGATACGCTAAGAAGATGGTGAATAACAGATTCTACGGTAGAATTACAGTTGATGGTGTAAGAACATTCGACTTAAAAGAATTGAGATAATCTATTCTTTAAAATACAAAAAAGGTCCTCACAAGGGACCTTTTTTTATGCCCGATATATTTATTACTATGATTAAGCAAAATTGGAATATTTCGACAGACGAGGCAAAAAGAATATTGATGATGCATGAAAGCGCAACGAAGAAACAATATTTGATAAGCGAACAAAAAATAGTTGTAGATAAATTAGAACCAAAAAAGTTCACTCTCCCAAATAATACTTTTCCAAGTGGTAAGTACAAGGAATTCAACAAGGCTGAAGTGGATGGTGTAGTTCAACAACTATTGGATTACGTGGAAAATTTTCCTAAGAATCAACAGATAAAGTTAGAAATTGAATCATCAGAATCGAAAGTTCCGAATAGAGGGGTGGGTTTAGAATCGGGACAGTTATCTGAATTGAGAGGTCAAGAGATGAAAAATTATCTAACATCAAAATTACCTGCAAACATTACTGTTGAAATGAAAAATTTAGGGGCACAAGGGCCAGAATGGAATCGTCCAAAAAATGCAACACCCGAACAAATCAGACAATTAGCAAACGACCCTAGTTACACCCAATGGCAATACGTTAGTTTTAATATAGTTGGTAGTGGAGAAAATGAAAAAGAAATTTGTCAGTTAGGTTTTAGTGTTCTTATTGACTATAGACAAGAATGGTGTAAACCAAATCAAGATGAAAGTAAGTGTCATAAATGTGACCAGGCGGTTTTCAACATGTGGGCAAACGGAATTATTTTGACAAATCAAAAAGGTGACCCACAAATTAATTTGAACAATCAAATAGGACAAGGGGTAAGTGGACCCTCAAGAAGTTTTACAATTGTTGTAAGTGCTCAACAAAAACAAGAAATATTAGCAAAAAATCCTGAAGAAATAATAATAACGTATAATTGTGCCTTAAGAGATTGTCATAGTGACCCCGCACATATTACAATTGTTAGTGATAATGGTCAGGTTTTATTACCAGGTACATTTATCACCACTGGAGGTAAAAGAATGTCAGCTGCTAACCCTCCTGTAGTTTTATTGAAGTTGAACAAATGTGGTGAAGTAATAGCAACAGCAGGTGCTCCAGGTACTGAAGCTGAACAACCAAAACCAAAGGTTAAAGCGTTTGCGTTAAAGTGGGATAGTAAGTCAAATTATACAGTTGAAAGTCTATATGAGTTGTACAAATTTGTTGGTGAGGATGGAGTTATCCGAATACCGAAAGACCAATTAGAGTTATTTAGGTCATACAAACAATACAATAACCAGCCTTGGACAAAATTCACAGAAATCTACGGTATCAAAAATTCTGAACAAAAAGAATTGGATAGGTATAAGGTGAGTAAGGGTAATCAATAAAGTACTAACAAATTTATTATAGAATTGTTTTTATCACGTTTAAGGATTAAAACTAATTTTTCAGAACCTAAATTTGTTTCTCCTTTTTGAGGTCTGATGTTCAATCTTTGTTGTTTAGAATCGATGGACACTACTTGACAATTAAAATGTGTTGGGTTCTTTTTTATTAAATCACAAATATCTTCAGACGCCCAATTGAGAATTTCTTTTTCTTTACCGATTGCGGTAACGCATTCAACGTACATCCAAAGTTCCTCAGATGTCATCATAGTAATTTTTGATTTGTCATCCTGACCAAGAACATATTCTACTTTTTGTCCGTATGATTTTACTGACAATAACAAAACAAACAAGTATATTAAAAATTTTCCCATTTTTATCTTTTTTACAAAAGTAGTAAAATAATTGTTTTCAACAAAATATTTTTTTGTATAATTATTTTTAGATTTTAGTTTATCAGTCCCCAGCCATAACAAGCTGTAGAATATTCACGGATATGAAGGTATTGGTAACGTAGTCATAAGCTAATATAAAATTAAAAAACATGAATTACGCAACACAAGTGGGCAAACCGACTGCGCACATCACAAAGAAAAAGTCACGTTTAAAAGTCTATAATGGACACGTTGTCTTCCTTAATGATAAAGACAACTTTGAATTCGAAATCCATAATCCAAAACAAAAATCGGTTCTCTGTAAAATCAAATTGAATGGTGAATACATTTCCACAAGTGGCGTTGTATTAAGACCAGGTCAGAGAGTATTTTTAGAACGTTTTCTTGACTCAAACAACAAGTTTGAGTTCAGTACCTACAAAGTAAAAGACACGTCTGAAAATAGGTCTGCAATTGATTTAAATGGGGATGTATTAGTTGAGTTCTACGATGAACAAGAAATTAGTAATAATTTTTTATACTTAGGTAATAATAGAACCATTTATGGTGGGCAAAATAGTGGAGATTATATTCCAAGATATGGAACAACAACAATTAGCACCACAGGAGGAGTGGGGTATTCAACAACCACATCAACCTACAATAGTTTAAATGCGACTTATACAAGTTCAGTTACTATGGATTCACTTGGTGATTTTGAACCATCAAGTATTTTGAGAAGTAAATCAAAGAAAAAATCTATTGAAACAGGTAGAGTTGAGAAAGGTGAAAAATCTAATCAAGATTTTACAAATTCATATGAACAATTTTACTATCATACATCTCACACAATTAAGTTTAAAATCCAACCATCAAGTACAAAAAATGTAAGTGTGGAAGAAATCAGACAATATTGTACTGAGTGTGGAACCAAGATGAAAAAGAACTATAAGTTCTGTCCGTCTTGTGGAAACAAATTATAAATGAAAAAGGACCCCGTGAGGTCCTTTTTTTATTACTTTAAGTTATTTGTTAGTATTCTTATCGACTTAGATAATATCTCCGATTCTTGAAGAGAATAGACCCCTCTGGCGTAAGCCATTTCTAAAGCCTTAGTTAAGACGTAGAAAGATTGGGGAGTATCCAAAGATTCGATGAATTTTTCAACGTCTTCGGGACTTTGATATTTGATTGCGTCAAAAAGAAATTCTCCTTGTTCCATATTCATAATAACAGATATTTATACTAAGATAATAATGATTAATAAAAAACAAATAAAAGAAGCCACAGGGTCAGGTTCTTCGGGACATTTTAAAATTCCTATAGTGTTAGCACCGGAATCTTGGGAAGAAAACCAACTTGC